AATTCCTCTGCCGCCTGGTTGCCCTGCTGCTGCGCCAGCGTCTCCTCCATCTCCCGGATGGATTGCTCATAGGCTGCGATGTCCGCCTCCAGGGCCTGCCGCCGCTGGGCCTGTTCCTCCGTCTCCTGGGGCTGTGTCTGCTCCTGTGTCTTGGCCTCCTGCTCCGCCAGCTGCCGGTTGAACTCCTCCACCGCCTGGTCGATCACCACGCCCTCGGTCCGGCCCTCCGGCATGGTCTGTTCCGCTGGCTGTTCCAGCTGGCCCCGGATCTCCGCTTCCCGCTGGTTCAGCCGCTCCATGCGCTGGGCCATGCTCTCTCCGTATTGCTGCAGCCGCGCCACTTCCGCGTCCAGCGCCTCCTGGGTCCAACTCTGCCTGCCAATGTTCGGGGCTGCACCCGGCTGCAGTGTACGCGTGCGCTTATACTCTGCGTCGGCCACAGCGCTCACGATGTCCCGCTGCAGTTGGTCGATCTGGGCCTGCAGCGCTTCCCGCTGCTGGTTGATGGACGCCAGCTCCGCCTGTGCTGCCTCCATCTGGGCGGCCTCCTGATGTCTGGGGGTCTCCCGGTTCATCGCCGGCTGCGGTTCGGCCTGCTGGGCCGGCTGCTCCTGCTGTGCGGGCTGCTCCTGCTGTGCCGGCTGTTCGGCCTCCTGTACCGCCTGCTCCTGCTGTTCCGCCTCCGCCTGGGCCGCCTCCATCTGGGCGGCCTCCTGCTGGGCGGGCTGTTCGGCCTGCTGGGCTGGCTGTTCCTGCTGTGCCGTCGGCTGCTCCTGCTGGGTGCCCTGCCGGTTGCTGTTCTCCCCGCCGAAGAGCTGCTGCCACTGCGCCTGGCTCTGCCGGTCCAGTTCCTGCTCCAGCGTCCGCTGGTCCAGCTCGATCTCCTGCTGTCGCAGCGCCGCTACCGCGTCCAGGTCTTCCTGCCTCGGCTCCCAGTGGTTCTCCTCCGCCTGGGCAATCCTGCGTTGAGCTGCCATGCCCTCCCTGATTGTCCGCTCAAACTCCGCCCGCTCATCCTGGCTGATGAGCCCCGACTGCAATTGCGCATTGGTGGTCCAATTAGCCCGCACCGGTGTGCTGATTTTGCTGGTCACATTGCTGAACAAGACAGATCCGCCCGCCGACATGGCTGCCGATGCCGCCTGCAGGCCCAGGTCCGCGCACTCGTCCCAGAAGACTTTCGTGTCCACCTCGCCGTCGGTGGGTTCCCTGTGCAGCTTCTTCTGCAGCTCTGCCCTGGCGTCCTTCCGCTTCTGTGCCCAGTCGGATTCATTCAGGTTGGCCAGGCCCTCGGTAATATCATAGAAGACACCGCTGGCGATCTCCTCCATGCCTTCCGCCGCGCCGGAGATGACCAGCGCCGCCAAACCGGCCAGGAATGCGTTTTTCTTGGCAATGCTGCCGAACACAGGCACTTTGGACACCAGCCACTCCATGCCCCCCGTCTCGGTCAGATACTCGCCCAGGGCCGTGAGCCCCGCCTTGGTCTGAGCTGCCCAGTCGGAATAGCCCTCTTCCTTGGCCTGCTGCAGCCTTGCTGCTCCTGCCTGGATCGACATGGGCAGGACAGATGTCCGCACCGTCAGCGTCTTGATCCATCCCAGCACCTCAGGCGTCATCTCCACGCCCATGGATCCCAGGAGGCCTCTCACGCCCATGCCCGTCATGGCACCGATGCCCATGTTCACCGCGCTGTCCAGGCCGCTGTCCGCCAGGCCCTCCTTAAAGAAGCGGCCCATGCCGCCCCAGGCCTCCCGCACCTCCTTCTCCTGTTTGCGGTCCAGCTTTTTCTGCCCTGTGGCGCTGTTCCAGAGGTTGATGCCCTTCACCGCCCAGTCCCCGGTGAACTCATAGGCCCAGTCGCTGGTGGCTCCACGATGTACGGTGACCTGCCGCTGGTTGCCTGTGGTCATATCGTTGGGGCTTGCCCCCAGTGCACCCTGGCTGGTGAGGTCCTTCCACCAGAAACGCGCTGCATCGATAGATCTGGCCGGGTTGGCCAGGGCGTCCTGAATGATGGCGCCCAACGGGTTGTCGCTGGCCCACTGCTGCTCCTTTTCCGCCTGTGCCAGCGCGTTAGCATACAGCACGCTGGGTGCAATGGTGTCCAGGTACTCATAGGCCTTTTCTTTGCCCTGTGTAGGGTTGTTGTAGATGTAGAAGAAAACGTCCTTCTGCGCCTGGGTCATACCCGTCAGGAAGTCCATCCGTGTGGCTCCGTTCTTCCCGATCTCCTCATAGTAAGGTCCCATCTCGACATTCCACTCAAAGGCGTCCGCATTGTGCCAGTCTTTGGGGTCCGGGATGGGATACCGCTTATCACCGGCGAGCTGCGCATAGAACCTGTCCGTATCCATATAGCTCCCGATTGGCTTTTTCCTCGCATCAAAATCCGGCTGCAGCATGGCCCCGCTGTAGCTCATCACCGCCAGGTCGTTCTCCAGCACCGCGATCTCGTCCCGGATGTTCTCCGCTGCCTGCAGGTTTTCAATCAAGCCGCCGCCCTGGCCATAGCCGGCAGCCTGCTGCGCATACAGCTGGTTCAGCCGGTTCTGCTTCTCCCGCCATGTCCGGTTGAATTCCGATGCTCCTGCATACAGGTTAGTTTTCCGCAGGGTATACACCTGCTCCATGAGGTCGTCCACGCCGCCCTGCCAGTGGGCCTGCCTGGCGCCCCTTGCGCTCTCCGACAGCTCCGCAGCCTGCTGGGAGGCCGTCCCCAGCCTGCCCAGGCCGTGGTCATAGGCCATGGCAAACTCGGCCCTGGTCTCCAGGTCCACGATCTTGTCCAGCAGCGCCTTCCGCTTCCTCGGGTTCTCCGGATCCTGTCTCCATTCGTCAAGGAGATCGTTGCCTTCCAGGTCCGCCGCGTGTCGCTCCACCGCGTCGTACAGGTAGCCCTCGTTCTGCACCCTGTAGTATTCCCTGGTCTGCCTGCCCTCGTTGCTCTTCAGCCAGGCCTGGTAGGCCGTCTCCTGGTTCGCGTCCGCATTTGCCAGCGCCTGCTCCCGTGCTGCCTGTTCCTTTGCCTGCAAGTCCTCCCGCATGGCCTGCTCCGCCTGGTCCCGTGCCCCCTGGTAGTTGTTCTCCAGGATGTTCCGAAGCGCCACCTGGTCGCCCCGCACGGCCGTCATCAGGTTGGTGTAGGCCTGGGTCTTCCGGCCGTCCTCACTCGTCAGCCAGTTATACAGCGCGTTGCTGCGTGAGCCCTCGGCGCTCCAGCCGGAGGATTCGGTGGCCATCCGGTCTGCCATCCGCCTGCCGATGGCGTCCCGGTTCGCATCCAGCCTGGCCATGTCTCCCGGCGTCGCGTTGTTGCTCCCCGGCCGGTTCTGGCTCCGCTGGTATTCGTCCGATGTGGCCACGCTCAAAAGGCCATACGCCTGCTGTACTTTCTTGGCTTGCGCCTCCCGCTGTGCCTGACGGCTGGTAGGCATATAGTTGGTCTGGGTGTTCAGCTGGCCCAGATACCTGGGTGCCAGGCGGCTGAGCATACTTGCCGTTTGTGCGTCCTCACGCTCCTGGAGCGGATTGTTCGGCGTCAGCATTCTCCCCGCAATCCTGTTCTTGGTGGTCTGGCTGGCATCCGGGTTTGACAGGATCCGGCTGATGGGATGGTCCGGGTTTGCCTGGACGATCATCCGCTGCGCCTGGTCCAGCCGCTGCTGTGCATTCACCGCTGCCGCCTCCTGCAGCAGCCTGCCAAGCGCAGACCTGTCCTGATTCCCGCCGGTTTTCAGCTTGTCCTGGATCTGCCGCGTAGCCGCCAGCAGCTCATCAAGCGTTGCCTGGTCCATATCCTTCAGCTTTCCTGCCATCCCATTTCCCTCCGCTTATCTGTCCATTTGCACCCGATTATTGGCCTTGCGAGTGATGTTGCTCTCCCGGATGCTTTGCTGCTGCTGCTGTTGCTGCAGGCGCTTCCGCTCCTCCTCCGCCGCCAGGGCTGCCAGCAAGTCCGCCGTGTCCTGGGTGTAGGCTGCCGCGTTGCTCCTCCACTGGTAGATGGGCTGCTGCAGCTGCTCATACAGCGCGTTCCAGTACTGGTATTTGTTCCACGCGTCCTGCCGCTCCGCCATCTCCCGGTCCGCCGCGTCCTGGTATACGTTGAAGCCCATCATCTGGCTGTTCCGCAGGTTGGCAATGTCCGCGTCCAGGCGGTTGTACCAGGTGTCCCGGTCGTCCTGGTACATTCCCCGGTTCACAGCCTCTCGCTGCTCCAGGGTGCCCATCTGCTGGAATTGCCGCGCCGTCTCGGTGTCGTACCGGTCTTTCGCCGCCTGATACAGCTGCATGGCCGCGTCGTTCAGCCCCTGCATCTGGTTGGCATACGCCTGCTGTCCTGCCGCCTGGCCGTAGGTGGAGCCATAGCCGCCCGTCAGCGCTGCCGCCTGGCCCATGGCGTCCTGCATCCCCTGCCGCGCCTGCTGCTGATACCGCGCCGCATACTGCCGGTACAGGGGATCGTCGCTCCAGTTGTACTGGAATTCCCCCCGGTCCAGGATCCGGTCCAGCAGTCCGTCGATCCGCTGCTGGTACGGGCTCTCATACGGCCCGTAGCGTCCCCCCTGCAGCGCGTCGATCTGGGGCTGCCACTTGTCCTCCCATGCCGGCTGGTTCCCCGGCTGGCTCCTGGCGTAGCTCTCCGCCACCTGCTGGGCATACTCCCCGGCCCGGGGGTTCTTCACCGGCACATAGTACCCGTTGGCCACCGCGGTGGTCTTGCTGGTGCTGCTGCCGGTGCCGGTGCTGCCCGTACCCGTGCGGGTCTTTCCCTGGTTTGCCAGCAGCTGCTCCAGCGCCTTCTTCCCCGCCTCAATGCTGCTCTGGTTGGTGGCCGGCATTTTCAGCGTGGTCCCGCCGCCGGTGTTCACCGGCAGGTTCACCTGGGTGCCCGTCCGATTCCCGATGAGGTTCAGGTCGCCCAGCGTGTCATACGTTGGCGTTGTCTTCTGTTTCGTCGCCATGCTTATGCCCTCCCATACTCGCTGCCGCCCTCGATGAGCCAGCTCATGTTGTACAGTTTCATCGGCCCCGTGCCGCTCAGTTCAATCATCAGCCGGTCGCAGCGCCTGGGATAGATCGGGAGCGGATAGCGCCGCTCATCCCCGGATTCCACGCTGTAAACCGTCTCCATGGGTTCGTTGTCCTTCTTTACCTTCACCGTCATTGTGGTGCCCGCCGGCAGGTCCACCAGCAGTTCGATCTTGCCTATCCGCTGGTTGTTCGGCAGTCTCGCCATGATCTCCCCGGTTCGCAGGATCCATGGGCACTCCGCGTCCGTTTCCTCCACAGCCTCGAATGTCTCCCCGCCCGGTCCGATGATGGTGTAGTCATCGTTCTCCAGAAAGTTGTTCTTCGCGTACTCCGCGCTCCTCAGCGCCCACAGTCCGCCGTTCGCCGCCATCATGAAGGTTTCCGTCAGGCAGGAGGCAAAGCCTACCGCCTGGACGCCATCCTCCCGCATCCACAGCCCTGTGGTGGTGTCGTAGGTCAGCAGGTGCCATGTCCCGTCCTCGTCCTGCATGGAGATGTACAGCCGCCGGTCATTCACGCCTGCCACCGCGTTCTTCCACACCGTCGTGCCCAGGGGCTTGGAGATGCTCATGACTTCCGTGCCGTTATAGGCACACACATCGAAGACGGATTTGTAGTACAACATTTCGTTGATCTTCACAATGGATTTCGCGCTGCCGTTCTCCACGCCCCGGTAGTGGTCCACCGTTGTCTGGAAGTTGGCCGGCATGGTGCCGTACACCTTGTGAATGCAGTCTTCCTTCATCGCGCACACCGTGCTGTTCACCACCGCCATGCCTGTGAAGGGTCCCGGCGTGCCCACCGTCACCGCCCAGGAGTCCGTGGAGATCCCCGCGTACCGTCTCCAGTTCGTCGGATCACCCAGTGCGGAGGCGTAAATCTCATGGTTCTCGCTGGAGCACCCCCACAGCCGGTTGTTGTGCTCGATCACATAGTCCATGTCCGGCGTCTCCCGCTTCACGGTCACCGGGTCCTCCGTCGCGTCCTGCTCTTCCTCCTCGCTGATGACGCCTGTGTAGACGATCCTGTCATCGTCCACCGCCAGGAGCTGCCAGGTGCCGTTCAGGCTCGCCACCGTCAGGCCCTCCACCGTCACCGCGTCGTCCACCGCCAGGCCCGCGCCGATCCCGTCCGCCTCCACCGCCACACAGGTGGTGTACTCGTCCACCCACATGCCGGCCGCCTCGCTCCAGGTCTTCATCACGATGGGGTCCTCGCTCATGTCCAGCCAATGATCCCCGTTCTGCGGATTTGCCGGCGCTGTGGCCGATGCCGTCGGTTCCGGCAGCCATTCGCTCCCGTCCGCCTGCGCCAGCTTGATGCTCACCGTCCCGCTGTCGATGCTGTTTGTGTGCTCCATGTCCCGGAAGGTAAGGCTCGCCGTGTTGAAGATCCGCTTGTCCGGAAAGATGCATATGTCGCTGCCCATGGGCACCAGCATTTTCTCGCTGTCTTCCACATCCCCGTAGTAGTACCCGTTCCAGAAGAATTTCTCCCCGTAGACGAAGCACAGCCGGTCCAGCGCACAGATGCCGTTGGGCTTTGCCAACTGCCCGATATGGATCCGCTTCTCCCGCCGGCGGATGATGGGCACCATGGCCGTGTCCGTGTTCTGTGTCCAACTCCAGTCACAGTATTTGCTCCCGTTGTCCCCGTCCGCGTTGTTCTCCGTCAGGTTCAGGCCGCCGAGCTGCACAGCCGTCACCTGCCGCTTCTGATAGTTCTGCAGTGTCGGCAGCATAATTTCCCTCCTCAGTATTTCGCCCAGTCCCCCCGCTGGTTCAGTGGATCCTCCACAGGATGCCAGGGAAAGGGATGGCCGTAGACGTTGTGGATCACCTGCCGGCCCTTGGGCAGGTGCTGCCTGTGCCAGCGCTTCGCCGCCGCGTCCCAGTCCGTGTTGAACATGGCCGCGTCATTGTTGTAGCGCTCCATCTCCCCCAGCCTGTAGTCAATCTTTGCGTACAGCCAGTGGATGTACACTTCCTCGTCGATCTCAGGGATCAGCAGCTGCCTCGTGAGATGCCGCCGCACCCGCTCCGCCCAGTCCTCCGGCCAGTCCGGGTCCCGCTCCTCCGGGATCATCATCCACAGCGTCCACCCCTCCGGAAAGGTCGTGCCGCTGGTGATCCACAGGAAGATGCTGGCGTTGTCTGCATTAAGGTCTCCCTTTGTGTCTGTTTCTCCGGCAGCCGGCAGGATCACAAACTCTGCGTCGATGCTCGTATCCTCCGACAGGAAGCCTATGTATACTGTCTCTCCGTTCCCGTTGAGAATCAGGCTGTAGATCTGGTAGCCATGCTCGCCCGGTCCCACCATGCCGCTCCTCCAGGCCGATGGCGGATTCATGCCCTGCACTGCCTCAATGCTCTCCCCGTTCAGCCGGATGAGCACATTGTCCGTGCTGGTCCCGCTGATCTTCAGCAGGTTGCCCTCCCGCACAGCGGTCAGGCCGCCGGCTGTGGCGGTGCCGTCCGCGCTCTTCCAGGTCCGCTCATTGGTGGCCAGGATGGCGTCTGCGCTGTCCGGGCTGCTCCCCCAGTGCGTTTCCAGCACCTCGTCCGTCCAGCGCATGTCCAGCTGGTCCAGCCACAGGTTCAGCTCCGCGTCCGTGCTCTCCCCCGGCCGGTCCCGCTTAACCCGGTCGATCACTTGCTGTCTGGTCATTCCCATCCCTCCAAAAATGGCCGCCGCCTCTTAAGCAGCGGCCATTTGCCGTGTCTTCCGGTCTTACACCGGCCTGGTCTTTTCCTCCGTGGCCTTCTCGTATGCGCTGGCCATCTGCTGCATCATCGTCTCCGCGATGCCGTCCTGGGCCATGCTGCGCTCGATCACTTCCGCAAACTTGCGCTTGATCTGCACCGGTACGCCCCGCTGGATCAGGATCCGCTCGCCGTTCACCGCCACATACAGGTCCGCCGAATACCTTTCGTTGTCCTTGAAGAGCTGGACCGTCACCAGCTCCTCGCCGGGATCCACCGCCGGCACGTTCTCCACAGGCGCTTCCGCCTCGTTGTTTTCGATCTCAGTCTCAGGATTCACGGTCTTCTTGGTGGCCATGCTATTCTCCTTTCATTGGAGACAGGGGAGAGGTCGTCCGCCTCCCCCCTTGTCTCTGTCCGTCAGTTCGCCACAGCGGTGCCGGAGTAGGTGCTGCAGCTCTCGATGCGCAGCAGCGCGTCCTCGTTCAGGCGGGTGGCCGCCAAGGTGCACTTCCAGCCCACGCTGGCCCTCTGGTTCAGGGGATCCTCGCCGGAGCCAAGGGGCTTGATGATGTGCTCCAGGCCCGCGCCCTGCAGTTCCGTCACGCCGTAGGCGTGGGCCGCAATGACGATGGTGCCGAACACCGCCAGGCCGCTGGGGCAGCCGGTGCCGGTCCAGATCTTGGCCTCGCTGGTGGTGATGATGTGGACCTTGCCGATCCGGCCCACCTCCCGGTCATACAGCCGGCCGCTGTTCTGGTGGATCTGCCAGTCTTTCCACTCGGGGTGGCGCATCAGGTCATAGGCCACATACGGATGCATGATGGCCACATAGTCCTCGCCGCCGTCCACGCCGTCGTTGTCCATGGCGTCCAGGTCCGTGGCCGCCTTGATCAGCAGCTCCGGCGTCATCAGCGCCGTGGCGTCCAGGCCGGAACGGGTGGTCACCGCCGTGGGCACGTTGTTCACCACCTTGTCCGCATAGCGCACCTGGGTGCCGCCCATCAGCACTTCCCGGACGATGGTGTCCCGCGTCCGGCCCGCCTGGCTGCCCAGCTGCTTGGTGGCCTGCACCACCAGGTTGTCCAGGCTCACCAGCTTCACGATGTCGCTCAGCCGGATCCAGTCGCCGTACTGGTTGATCACCGTGTTCACCGTGCTCATGGACAGGCTGGTGCCCTGTGGCGTCACGCCCTCCGTCAGGGGGGTCAGCGCCTTGCCCAGCTTGGAGAACTTTCTCCACTCCATGCGCTTGCCGTTGCCCTGGGGCAGCGGGTACTGGTCGCCGTACTTGGCATAGACCAGCTTCGGCTCGCTGTTCTCCAGCAGGGTTTTCACATAGTATTCCTTGAGGGTCGGGTTCAGGTTGTTGGCCGTGGTGCCGTCGTTCAGGTTGTAGCGGTGGTTGCTGGCGTCATATACGCCGCCCACATGGGTTTGGGTTGCCGCAATATTGGTATTGCTCTGGGAATCAGCCATGATTCTCGCTCCTTTCGTGTGTTACATCATGCCGAGCTTGTCCGCCGTGATCTCCTCCCCGTGCATCAGCCGGCGCTCGATGTCCCGCATCTTTGCCTTGTCCAGCTTGCTCAGGTCGTAGTTCGCCCGTGCGCTCGGCGTATTGCCTGCGCCGTTCTCGCTGGGTCGCATGCCGTTGGCCCGGATCGCGTCCATGGTCATCTGTGCGCCCCGCTGCATGGCGCCCTGCAGACTGTTGCCCACGATGTCGTCCATGTGCAGTGCCATGTAGGCGTGCTCCAGGGAGATCCCCCGCTTCAGCATCTGGAACAGCTCGCCGCCCGACGCGTCTATCTCTGTCTCCAGGTCGAAATCTGGGAATGTCTCCTTCAGCTTTGCCTCCTCGGCTCTCCAGCCCATCACCTGGCGGGTCTGCTCCTCCCGCTCTCTCGCCGCCTCTTGTTCGGCCCGGTATCTGGCGATGGCCTCGTCCTTCTGCCTAAGTTCCTTATAGGTCTGGACATCCATCCCCCGCCTCATGGCCTCGTCCTCGTAGAAGCGGTCGTCGTCTGTGATGGCTTTGCTCAGCGCGTCCAGGTCCTCCACACCATAGGCTTTCTTCAGCACTGACAGCGCACCGTCGATTTTGCCCATGCTCTCCTCGGCCGCTTTTGCGCCGCGCAGCCGCTGCTGCACGATCTTCTGCACATCCGCGTCGTAGAGATCCCTGTACTCGCCCCGCACCATGTCGTGGTAGGCTTTTGCGCGTGCTTTCGGATCCTGCTTGGCAGTCTCCGCGTTCGGCTCCTGGCCGCCCTGGGCCTGTGCCGTTTCCTGGACAGCGGCGTCCTGTCCTGCCCCGCCCGTTCCGTCCCCGCCTCCGGACGCGCCCGCGCCTCCATCCGGATACCGGAAACAGCGTTCATTCAGTTTCAGCATTGCTGCTCCTCTCTCGGCCCTTTCAGCCGGCTGGGGTTTCCCCTGTGTCTGTATTGTATATCGGGGTCACCGCCCCGTATATACCCCCCTTGGGCTATTCGCCACCGCCCTGGTTCTCCTCGCCGCTGTGCAGCGCCTGGTCGATCTTCTCCAGCGCCTCCATCACCGCGTTCTCGAAGTTCTCGTACTGCCCGGTCTCCTCGTTGTAGTAGGTGCTCATTCCTTTTTCCCCTCCTCCAGAAGGCTCACCCCGTCGTCATCGTTGGGTGGGTGCATCCACTTTTCATACCGCTCCCAGCGCTCTGCCCTGCGGTTGATCTCCACCGCCCCCGCGTAGATCAGGGCGGCGGACAGGGACAGGATCAGGAGAACCGCCAGCACCGCCATGCCGCCGCCCCCTCTCTTACTCCGCCGGAGTCTCTGCGGGCGCGTTCGTCCAGACGTGGCGCTCAACGACACCCTGCTCGATGGTGCCCCACTCGATGGAGTCCACCTCAAAGCCGTCAGCATTCGTGGCAGCGCTGGCGCAGTACAGGTGGAACTGCCGCTCCATCTCCTCACGGGTGCCGTAGCGGTTGTTGATGGTCTGGGGCTGTCCGTTCTTGATGGATTTCCGCTGTGCATAGAAGATCATGGTTCAGTCTCCTTTCGTTGTCAGGTCGTAAGTGCTACAGGGATGATTTCCCAATACAGGTCAATCTTGCTGGATGCCCATTGAGCATCAGTCTTTCCGTAGATGACCAGCGCAAGGTTTCCATTCTCTCGCGCTATATCAATGAGGGTTGAGGCTATGGGCGTATCGTAGATCAGGATGCCGTTTTCTTTACTCATGGAGTAATTGTGTACCAGATTAGTCACGGTGTCAGTATCTGCGTTGTATGTATACAAGCCGTAACCCCAGTCCCATTCGTTCTGTGGCTCCACGTCCGACCTCTTGACGTATGTCACTCTAAGGATATGTCCTGTGCTTGTAGCAAACAGCGGCCTTCCTTTAACCGTGTAACAATATCCGCCCGTAAAAAGGCTCTTGATCCGCTCTGCCGAGTAAGAACTACTGACGGCGCCGAGCGTGCCAAGCGTGTTGAATATGGCATAGGTGCTTGCTGAAGTGCCGCTTCCCATGCCCTCCATGTGGATGTGGTTGCCCGTTACCACCACGCGCTTGCGGTTAAGATCAACAGTCCCGTTTGCTCCAAGCAGTCCAGCAAAGTACGCTCCTGCACTCATCGGCAGTCCTGCAATTGCCGTTTCCCTTGCCGCCGTCTCTGCCGCAATAGCCGTGTCCCTCTCAGCAAGCTGTGCCGCAACGGTGGTTTCCGTCACATTTGTGCCGGGGGCGATGGTTTCTCCAGCCGCAATGGCCTGTGTGGCCTTATAGAGTTGGCCTTGCCACATCATCAGGCCACCAATATCGTAATTATTCCGCGCAATGTATGGCTCATTATTTGCGATGCTGGCACCTTCCGGGCTGTCGTATACAGCCAAGTCGAATACCAAAGGCGTTTCCCCGGTTGCGAACGCTGCTCTGGCGTAGCCGGCAATCGTCAGGTATGTCCCCTCAAACGTAAAATCAACGTATCGCGAACCAAGCGCCAATATCAAGCCGTTCCCAATCTGTTGACCGGACTCGTTCATCGCGACAAGATTTAAGCGTTCATTCGTTGGGAACGCTCCTGAAATCACGCGCACCGCCATCCTGTACCGCTTGCCGGGGATCAGCGCCACCCTCGATTCCGTGACCCAGTTGTCATAATTCGCGCCTGCCGAACTGTAGTTGGCGGCGTGCAGATTTGGCATAAAGCACAAATCCGTATTACTCGTGTGTGCAGCCGTGCGCGAAACAGTGTACCGCTGTCCGACTCTGGAGACGGTCAGGTTGCGGTTGGTCACACTCCCGTCCTCGCCGTCAAACGGAACAAACCCAGTCGCAGTCTCAAACCCCGCCTCACTTGCAGCCCCGATGTTTCCCCGCGCCTGTGCCTGCTGCGCGTCCGACAGGCTCTGGGCGGTGTTGTAGCGCACGGCAGAGGAGGCTGCTGCACTTGCATCTGCCGCCGCAGCCGTGGCTGCTTCCGCCGCTTCCGTAGCCCTGGTGGCCGCCGTCAGGATGGTGGAGATGTCCGTGCCCATCTCCATGGCGTCCGCCACGCTCTTCAGCCTGGCCACCACCGCCGTTTCATAGTTCTCGTACTGTTTCCGCTCCTCGTTGTAGTAGGTGCCCATCTGTCTCCCCCCCTTGTCATGTCCATTGTAGCCTGCCCATTTCCGGCCGGCTATACCCCCCTGGCCCACTTTCCGCTGCCCAGCTTTCCCCACACTGTCCATGGCCATTGCGTGTTGGGGTCGAATGCCGCGTCCGCTGTCTCCAGGATGCTCCCCGGCGGATGGGCAATGTCCACCACCAGGCGGAGGATCTCCTGTCCGTGGGTGAAGAAGGGCCACTCCTCCCGGATCTCCACGCCGTAGCGCTCCGCCGCCTTGCCGAAGGCCACGCCCTTCCCCCCGGTCAGCCGGGAGAAGGTGATGATCCCCGTGCCGATCTCGATCTCCGCCTCGTCTGTCAGGCCGTACTCGTCCTCCGCCTCCACCGTCACCACATAGGTGATCTCCTCGCTGAGGTTGCCTCCCAGGATGACCGTGCCGCCCGTCATGACGGCCTTGGTGCCGATCTGACTGCCGCCCTTCTCCCGGATGGCCGCCCGCAGGGTCAATGTGTGGGCGATGTCCGCCAGCACCGCCGAGGCCTCCACCCAGACGTGCCCGCCGTCCTCCGTCTCCTGGCCGCTGCTGTCACAGCGGATGGCCTGCAGGCTGGTGATGATGGGCTGGTGGTAGGCCTGCACCTCCTGCAGCACCCACTGCTCCGTCACCGTGCGGATGAAGCCCCGGCTGTCCTCCACCTCCAGGCCCACCGCATACCGTCCTGCCGTCCGGACCACCGCGCTGCCCGTGCCGCTGCTCAGGGTCAGGCTCCCATCCGGTGTCAGCACCCGGATCCTGGTGATGGTGGCGCCCTGGTAGCCGGCCGCCGTCACGCTGTAGGTTGCCGTGGTGTGCTCCTCCACCCATTGGTTCCCCGTCACCGCCGCGATGTGCTGGGCCACCGTGTCCGGTGTCCCGGTCATTTCCGTTGCCGTGATGGCCGGTTTCGTGGTCTCCGTCTCCGGCAGCAGCAGCTCCGCGTCCGCCGTGGTGGTGCCCACCTGTGTGCCGTCGCCTGTGAAGGTCACCACTGTCACCGTGCCCATCACCGCCGCGCTGTTGGGACTCGCCTGGAACAGTGCCGTCAGGCTCCCCGCCGGCACAGCCCACGCCGGACTCCTGGTGGCCGCGTTGTAGGTCTGTTTTCCGCTTGTGATGGTGTTTGCCAGTACGTTCGTCCTGGTTACCGCTCCGTATTCGTCCACCGTCTCCTCCCACATGGCAGACAGTTCATGCGCCTGAATGGCCACTTCTTCCATGTGGTCGATGTGCTCACCACTCACAACATGCATCAGCAGCTTTTTCTCCTGTGCATCGTTCGCAATGATGGCCTCCGTTGTCTGCGCTCCTGCTGTGATGCTTTTGAAATATGCATCCATTGCCGTTGGTGAGAATACGGCGCCGTCCGCTCTTATAGGAGACAGCAGTGCCGTAAATGTATCTCCATGTGTGGTGTAAGTCATGGAGTACAGTGTTGCATAGTCGCCTTCTTCAAACTCTGTATATCCTGCCTCGATCATAGCAGCCGCTGTCACCCGTGGTCTGTTCCACAGTTCCACGTTGCCATTCAGTTCTATCTCGTCCATCTCGTCCAGGATATTCCTGAACAATCCGTACCCATCCGGTCCATAGCTCCATGTGACTGTGTGGTACACATCCGGGTCCGTGTTGGTTATGCGCACCGTCTGCGGATCCCCCGCAATGGCCGTCTCCACCGTGATGGTGGAAGGCTCCGCCACTGCCCGGTATGTCAGAATCACTTTGATGTTCCGGTAGCTGTTGGTGCCGCTTGACGGCGCGTAGAACTTGAAGGTCAGGGAACCGCCCGTCCGGTTGGCCCAGGCGGCTCTGTCCAGCGCCACGGTCACCGTGGTCCCGGCGCCGGCATACACAAAATCGGTGTTCAGGCGCTGTGTGGCGCGTCCGTCCACGCTCTCATAGGCGTAGGCCTTATAGGTCCTGCTGTACCCGACTACAAACTGCAGCTGCATGTTCTCCAGCACATATTGGCTGGTGCCTTCGTGGGTCCAGGTCAGGTATCTCTCACTGTTGCTGCCGGCCGCTATGTTCCCCGTGTTGCTCAGGGTATACTCCCGTACCATGCGCTCCCTCCTCTCAGCTCACCCCGATCTCCGGTGAAACCGCCTCCCGGCCGCCGCTGTCCGCCACCACCAGGCGATACCGCCCCGTGCCGCTGGCCGCACAGCTGTCCGCGCTGCTGCCGATGTCCGCCCAGGCGCTGCCGCTGTCCTGCCATTTCTGCCAGTGCCAGCTGCTCACCGTTCCCGCTGCCGTGGCCGTCAGCTGTCCGCCGCTCTCGCTGAAGCCCGTAATCACCGGCGCCCCGCTGATGAGCACCCGCACAGCCGCCGTCTCCGCCGCGCCGCACACACAGCGGTATTCCGCCGCGATGGCCTCCCGGTTCGCCGTCCCGCTCAAGCTGCTGCCCTCGGCGCCGGTGATGTCCTCCCAGGTCTCCGCGCCCCGGCCCCGCTTCTGCCACTGGTAGCTGTCCGCGTGCTCCGCCGTCACGCTGAATTCGAAGCTGCCGCCCTGGCTGGTCCGCACGTCCTCCGGTTCCGCCGTGATGATGGCCGGCGCCCCGGCCGTGCTCCCCCGCCACTTGTCCTGCACCCCCGTGGGCTTCATGGTCATGTCATACCAGCCGCTGCTCTCCCGGCCCACAGACAGCTTGTCATAGCTCTGCAGCCGGTCCGCGTAGCCTCCCGCTACGCCGAAGCTGGCCGCCACCGTGCCGCTCGTCCTGTTCTTGAAGCGCAGCTCCGTGCTGGTCAGCTGCTGCTCCCAGTCCCCGGCCTGCCAGATCCGCACCATGTCGTTCTCCACGATGAAGTGGGTGCCCATCCGGTTCTTCAGGTTCTGTGCCAGGATCTCCGCGCTGCTGGCCGTCTGTTTGATCTGGGTCATCTGCTGCCGCAGCTCCTGGTCCCCGGCCTCCGTGATCTGCCGCACCGTGCTCTGGATGCTCACGTTGCTGCTCAGGTCCAGCCCTGCCTCCAGCCGGCTGGCAATCTCCCCGGCAGTGATTTTCTGGATGGTGGCCTCCCTGGCGAACAGCTCGTCCACGTCAATTCTGGTCGCAATGATCCTGGAGATCAGCGCCTCCACCGCCTTGACGCTGGTGGCGTTCAGCTCCTGCACCGTCAGGTCGCTGTCGATGATGTGCCGCCCGCTCTCCGTCTCCCCGGCCGCCATCTCGTCCACGCTCACCGTGGTCTGGGTGGCCGTCACCGTCCCGCTGTCCAGGTCCACGTCCAGGGTGTAATAGTTTCCGTCCGCCGCCCGGATGCACAGCGTGCCCACCGTCAGGTCCACCACCTGGGCGGAGGTCACGCCCAGCCGGTCGATGAACATCTTCTCGCCCACAAAGTCCGCGATGATGGCCGTCTCACCGGTGACGTGCTTCAGGTTGGCCCAATCCACCACTGCGTGCTGGATCACCGCCGTCACGATCTCCGCCACCTGGGCCCGCAGGTGCTGCACCTTGCTGTAGCCCTGCTGGCTGGCCGCCATCTCCTGGGCCGCCGCCTGGGCGATGGCGCCGCTCCCGCCGTTCAGCTTCCCGATGCTGACTCCGCCCTCCACCAGGTTCTCGTCGTCCAGGTGGTTCAGCGTGTACAGCAGCCGGTCCACCAGCCGAGCGATGTACGAGCGCATGGCCTGCATGTCCTGGTTCTGCCCGCTCAGTGCCGGCGGCATGTCCATCTGGAATGTCGCCATGCTCTCCCTCCTCTCTTACCTGACCGCGCTCACGTTCCGCGCCCGTTCAGCCGCCCGCTGCGGCAGTGTATTGGTGTAGCCCTGGAATGCGTCCCTTGTCGGGTCCGTGCCCTGTTTCCCGGCTCCCGTCTCTCCTTCTGCTCCGCCCGCCATTGGTGCGCCCGGCATGCCCTGATCCATGCCTGCCGGCGTCACCTGTCCGCCGCCCAGCGCCATCACCTGCTGCGTCAGTGCCATGATCTGCTGCTGCATCTGATCAAACAGCGTGCCGCGCTCGCTGATTTTCTTCCTGAGCTGGTCGATGCCCTCGAAGTCCATCATATCCAAAAGCATAAGCGCCTGGTCCGCCATTTCCGGGTTGAATACGCCGGCCGCGTACAGCTCCTTGGCCAGTTCGTTCTGGCTGATCCGGCTGAAGGGGCTGTTCTTCTCGCTCTTCACCTTCATGTCGAAGATCGGCCGCCGGCCGCCCTGGATCCCGAATCCCGCGTCCATGGTCTGCGGCTTGATGCCCGCGTTCCCGTACTCCACAAATTCCTGCTCGCCCTGCTCCCCGGTGATGCGGAAGACACGCGGCACATCGTAGAATTGCCTGATCCGCTCGATCACCAGGCTGCACACCTGCACAAAGGCTCTGTAGGACGCCTTGATCATGTCCCGCGACAGCTTGCTTCCCGCCTCCTGGAGCGCCGCGATGGCGCTGGCCGCCGTGATGCCCGCGCTGCTCCCGCCCTGGCTGAAGTCCCGGTTGCCGCTTGTTTCCTTCATCTCGTCGATCTTGGCCTGCCGGATGTTGTAGATCCCCGCGTTGAGCTCGCTCACCTGGATCTCCCGCAGCGCCGTCTCGTCCATGGCGCCCTCCACATGCACGATGTCCCGCTCCCAGTCTGTGTACTCGTCCTCGTTGATCCCGCCGCCAGACTGGACAAACCACCGCTTTTTCCCTGCCATCATGGCGTTCCTCAAGATGATTTCGTCCATCTTGTCGATGTAGGTCTGAGGATCCCGCATGATGTCCACTTCTCCGAATCCGCAGATGCTGTCCGCGATGGGATACAGCGGGTCCACCACAAACGGATAGCTGCCGTCCTCATACCATCCGGTTTCCGCCATGTCCGGCTCGTTCTCCGTGGCGTACAGGATTCTGTCCCCCACCCATTTGCACAGGTGCAGCACCGTCCGGCCCGTGGGGCTGCGCTTCTTGTAGTACCAGTCCACCACCGTCACCATCTCGCCCCGGTCCTGCGGATCGTCGTGCCTGTACTCCACCGGACGCTCGCCCTCGCCGCCCTGGAAGTCCTTCACCCGCTCGCCGTATACCTCCTCCAGCTTCTCCATCGTCATCCGCTGCAGGCAGAATACCGCGTCACTCTGCTGGATGTCCCGGATCCCCGGCTCCCAGAACAGATTCAGCACGTCCACCTCCCGGATGGCGATGTCTCCGGCGCCGTTCTCCTTGCTGCTGTCCCAGAACACGCCGATCACCCGCGTGCCCGTCTTCAGCTTTGTCCACCAACTGTGGTCATAGGTCTGCTCCCAGTCATTCGCCTCCAGGATCACCGGCAGGATGCTGGAGAGCTGTTCCGCGTCCTGGATGTCGTCCTCCGCCCGTGGGAGCACTGTGCAGGTGGGTGCCTGATCCATGGCGTCCGCGTGCTTATTCATGATGGAGTTCAGCATCCAGGCGGACCGTGGCGTCAGCAGTTCCGTCCGCTTGTCTCCGTACTTCATGCGCACCAGCGCCCAGTGCCGCAGCCTCCACCAGTCCTCATCATCCGCAATTCGCGCGTCGTTGCTCGCCTTGCTGGCCATGTAGCGGTGGAGCTTCTCCCGTGCTTTCTCCAGTTCCTCCTTCCCGATGGCCGGCTTCATTGGCTGCATGCCCATCTCCCCCGCGCCTGAAAGGTGAGGAGGCTGTGGGGTGAGGTTTTCCCTGGGAGGCAGTTGTGCAGGATTCCCTGTCGCCCCTGAAAGGGGAGATGTCCCCGCAGGGACAGAGGGGTTCCCCGTGGGCATCGTCCCCCCAGGCATCCCCGGGTTCCCTGTCGCCCCTGAAAGGGGAGATGTCCCCGCAGGGACAGAGGGGTTCCCCGTGGGCGCCATCCCAGGCGGTCCCGCCATCAGCTCCCGCGCCATCCCCACCGGATCCTGGGGCCGCACCTCCGCCGAGGCGCCCCGGTCCGCCCGGAAGTTCTTGTCCGCCAGGCCCGCACTTTTCATCTCCTCCAGGATCTGCTCGCTTGTTTTCGCCATGGTCACTCCTCCTTAAATCCGATAGAACAGCGGTTTCTCCGCCTGCCCCGGCTGCAGGTTCAGCGGATCGTCCCCGTCATAGGCCGGCGGTTTCGCGCTCTCCCGCGCCTTGCATGGATTCGCCATGCACACATACCGCCACTCGTCATAGATGTGGTCCTCCATGTCCGTGTCCACGTCCTCCACGTCCGCCTGGTCATACACCAGTGCCGGCACCAGCTCGATGAAGTGCCTGCAGCTGGAGAAGCAGTAGAACATGGGCCTGCCGTCCTCCCCGAAGGCCAGGCGGTAGTGGCACTGCATCAGGCCCTGGAAACGGTCGTGCTTGCCCGGCAGCCAGTGGATCCCCGCGCCCTTGCGCATCAGATACTCCACCGTGGTCTCCGGTCCCGTCTGGCTGTGCATGATGGCCGGGTCCGCAATCCCGATGATGGTCCTGCCCTTCAGGTTCGGGTCTTCATTCTCGATTTGCCTGATTTTCCTTGCCACCGTGTCCGGCGTCATGCGCAATCCTGTGTTGCTCTGGCCGCTGGTGCCATAGTACTCCCGGATCCTGTACATCCGCCCGTCCCCGTCCACCGCGTACCAACCTACCGAGAACGGCCGCTCATATCCCCAGTCCAGGCCCCTGTAGATCCTCCACCAGGCAGGGATTTCAAACGGCTTGATCACATGCGTCCACCGCTGATCCAGATAGTGCCCCGGATCATTCCGCCATTCGCCGAACACCTGCCCCGCGTAGTAGTCCCAGCTCCCCTCCAGCAGCTGCCGCCGCTGCTGTTCCGGCAGGCTGGCCAGCCGCGTCAGGTATTGCGGGTCGTGCTCCAGCAGGATGGCGTTATCGAACACCGTGGAAGGGATGAACACCCGGCTCAGGGTCCTGATCTCCGCGTGCCCGTCTGGATACTGCACCCGGATCCGCTCCGTGATCCGCGTCCCCGGTGGCGCCGGGTCTATGAACCGCCGTTTGAAATAGACATGCCCGATGCCCCCCGGGTTCGTGGCAAACCTGGCGTACACCCGTGTCCCCGGTCCCGACGGCCTGTTCCGGCTCAGGAGGAACTCCACCTCGTCCTGGGTGAAGTGGGTCGCCTCGTCGAAGCCGATGAAGTCGTACTGGTGCCCCTGGTAGCCGATCCGGTCCTGGGCGTGGTTGATGCTCCCGAAGCGGATCTGCGCCCCGCTGGGGAATCTCCAGATGTGTTCGCTCCCGTTGTACCTGGCATTGGGATAGATCCGCGTGTACAGCCACCGGCTCCGGTCGATGAGCTCCGACAGCTGGGGGTAGGTTTTCCGCAGGAGCAGGCCCTTGTAGTTGGGCACCTCCACCTGTCGCAGCGCGTCCATCAGCAGCGCGTCGCTTTTTCCGCCCCCCGCCGCCCCGCCATACAGCGCCTCGTCCTCTCCCCTGGACAGGAACACCCGCTGCCGCTCCTGGGGCTGCCAGATGATCTTCCGCTCATGCACAGGCTTCCTTCTCCCTGTCGCCCCTGAAAGGGGAGATGTCCCCGCAGGGACAGAGGGGTTACTCCGCGCCGTCACCCACAATAACCTCGCTTTCCGCTGTCTCCTCCACCGCCGGCAGCAGCGCGATGCCTGTCTCGCCCTCTGCCTCCTGGTTCAGGCCTGCCTTCTGCTTGTCCAGGTTCAGCCGCGCCTTTTTCAGCTTCAGCTCCTCCATGGTCTTCCGGTCCATGATGCCGCCCATGCCCTCCATCATGGCCTTCAGGTCCAGGAGCATGCTCACATAGTCCCGCGCCGCCTTCGTGTCCAGCTTCCCCAGCACCGTCTCGCCCTGGATCCCCTTGGCCGTGTACAGGATGTGCCGATACAGCTGCTCCGGATCCTGCAGCGCCCGGTCGATCTGCTCGATGATCTGCTCTGCCTCCCCGGTGATGCGCTCCAGCGCCGCCGCTTCCCGCTTGATCCGCTTCTCCCGCGTCCTGGCCTGCACGGACCGGTTCATCTTCTCCCGCTCCCGGTCCCGCTCCTCCACCCAGTCCTCCCGCGCCGCGTGGATGGACAGGTTGCTCAGGCTCACCTTGTGCTTCTCCGCGAGCTGGCGCAGGCTGATTTTCCCCGTCACATACTCCGCCCTGATCGCCGCCCAGTCCTTCCGCACCTGTCTCACCTCCTGCTCCCATCATGCCACATAAAAAAAGCGGAGACTATACCCCCTCGCGCCCGCGTGTGGAGCTGTCCCCGCTTTGTCCCTGCTTTGTCCCTGTTTTCCTTCCCCGCCCCGGCGGCTCCCTACATCATACCGCGCACCCGCGCCTGCGCCCGCGCCCGTCCGCGTCCCCTGTCCCTGTTTTCCGGATACGCAAAAGACTCCAGGCCGGCTCTTCCCTGTCGCCCCTGAAAGGGGAGATGTCGCCGCAGCGACAGAGGGGTTTACCGTGTCGCTTTCAAAGCGACAGATGAGTTACTCCTCCCTCAGCCGCTCCTCCTCGTCGATCATCTCGCACATGGGACAGCGCCAGTACTCGTAGCACTCGCAATGGCCCGCCGCCCAGTGCTGTTTCGCCGCCACCGTGGGAAAGCTCAGCCGCAGCCGCATGCCCCCGTTCTCCCGCGTCCAGCAGCTGATGGCCGTGGCCTCCTCCCGGCTGAAGTAGGGACAAATCATCTGTACCCCGGAGTAGTGCTTCCTTGCCCGCTTACTCATTCTTTCTCACGCGCCGCTTCATCAGCGCCCTGATAAAAACCCCAGGCATCACATCGCTCCTGTATACCTGCAGCTCCACCGGCTCGCAGTCCGGATACGCCTTCCGCAGGATCTCCTTCCACACCGCCGGCAGCTCCTCCGCCAGCCGCTGCACCTTCCGGTTCGACAGCTTCGTGTCGCTGGTCCGCACCTTCGGCTGCTTCAAGCCCCGGCTGCACACCCACTTTTTCCGGTTTCTCTGGCTCTTGGTGATGTATTTCGCGATGGCCGCCAGCCCCTTCTCGTCCGGCTGCAGCCGGTCCGCGTTCGCCCAGCCCTTCCGCCAGCAGGCCTCCAGCTCCTCCCGGCTCAGTCCTCCCGACAGCAGCATGTGGCAATGGATTCTCTTTTTCTCTCCGTCCTCCTCGTCCTCGATGGCGTAGATGTACTTCACCGCCGGCAGTCCCCGCTTCTCCCGGATCCGCTTTACCCGCCGCAGGAAGTTCCGCACGTCCTTCTGGGCCTGCTCATAGCTGGGCGGTTTCGTACCGTAGGTCAGCGTCAGGTGGATGTCTGCCTCCGTGAAGTTGCAGTTCGCCAGCCGGATCACCCGCCGGATGGCCGCCGCCTGGTTCGCCCGCTCCATCTGCTCCGGTGTCCGCTGCTCCCGCGCCTTCCTGGCCGCCGCCTCCTGCTTCCGCCCGATGATGGGATACACCTCCGCCTCCACCATCGGTCCCGAGATGATCGTCCGCGTCCGGTATCCGTAGCGCCCCGCCGGCACCCAGGTGGGACTGCTCACCATCACCAGCTCGTCCAGCGGTGTCATCCCCTGCCGGTCAAACAGCGCCTCCCACTCGAATCCAAGCCTGTCCATCTGTTTCCCTCTCCTGCTTTCTCCGGATCCGTCCCGTCCTGTCTCCCTGCCCTGCCGCCGCCAGGCCCTCCGCTCCGCTCACCACGGAACAGCCCTGCGGCGCCGCCTGCGGGGGAGCGCCCCCGCACCCCCCGGGCCTCCACCGCAGGATATGGTCCATAAGTTAATGCCCCATACGAGCCTCTATAGCCTGGTCGCCCAGGCTTTGTTTGTGGCTCTCTTTTCCTTTACTTTGCGCCCAGTTTCCTCAGATACGCTTTCCGGCATCTGGCGCACACTCGCGCCGCGTGATACTCACTCTTGGTGATGTAGATCACCATACGCAGCTTTCCGTTCTCCTTCCCGCACCATGGGCACTTCATCCCCGCTCACCTCCTCCGGATTCCACTCTCCGTTCAACATTGAACGGCATACACGATGGAACTCTGCGAGTCCGAGGTGCTTGATTGTTATGAGAAGGTAGACGATTAGGTTTTCCGTGTCCTGATGGAAGTGCCGTCCGTTCCTGACTTTGTTGTAATAGTTCAGCGGTTCGTCCTCAGTCCACTTTTCACCGCTGTACACCATCCCGGCACCAATCCAATCACACACCATTTCAATCACATATCGCAACGGGATCTGATGCGGGAATACTTCTCCAGTCTCGTTGTTATAATCGCACCAGTATTCCCAATGGTGTTTGTTGTGCCCTTTGTGATGGAGCCAGGCGTTTGAGTATCCGATCGCTTCTTTCTCTGCCTCAATGGGACTCCTGTTCCCTTGGAAATACCGTGCTGACGGAACAAACTCTTGCACGCTGAATTTGGACAGATCATGCACAACGCCTTGCCACCAGATGCCACAGGCTTTGCATTCTCGATACACGACCATCTTGTGTTTGCAGATGGTTTTGAAATGTCTCCACATCTTCCCTACGATGGTCATATCCACGCCACCTTCCTTCCGCATCTCGGACAGTACTGATACCACTCGTCAACGAGGATTCCGTCAACCATCGACTGATGCGATAGTGCATGACCGCACACACCGCAACGCCCGCTAACATGCTCTTCGTCAAATATCGGCTTCACGGGCTCCTGTTCTGCCAGCAGCGTCAGCGCCCTGATCAGTTTGTCCTTTGTGATGACCATGTGCGTCTGTGTCTCGCAGAATGGTCTGATCGTCTGGAAGATGAACTCGTCCTGTGTCTCAAACGCTTTTGTCACGAACTGGAAAACCTCATCGCCAAGTGTCTCGGTGATTTCGTCCGCAGTCGGCTTGATCACTTTTCCCTCAGCCATCCACGCACACCTCCCAAATTGGTGCGATACCGTAACAATGCTCTCCGGTTTTCGGTGCGACTTCGTGGTTGATGATCCATTTCCCGCAAAGGACATTTGCCCACGAATCTGCGTCTTTCTCTACTTGTGCATCGCTCATGTCCCGTCCATGCAAGATTTGCAGATAGTGCACAAACTCATGCGCCACCACATTCATTGTCTGAAACAGGCTGAAGTCACGAGGTGCAACATGGATACATTTGGCCTGACCGTCTTCTACACAGATTATCCCGAAAAACTCATCACCATGCTCATCAACCAGATAACCATAGCCCCAATGAATATGTACCGGAATTCTTGGTACTCTGTATTCGCAGAACAGCGTGTTGACAAAGCGGTTTATGATCCGTTTCTTCTTAACCATCCCCTGCTCACCTCCTCCAACGGTTCCGGCTCAACGCCAAGCGCCCAGGATGTCCGCACCGCCGTGCCTTCACCCTGGGCTGCTCGTCTGTTCCTCAATCCTCCAGGTCGTTCCCGATCTCATCCTCCACCTTGGCCACGTTCCAGCACTCCGGGCAGTGGGCTGCATACCACCAGCTCAGGCCCTTCCAGACCCTGCCCTCCGGCTGGGTCCGGAACACGCAGCCGCAGCTGCACTCGAAGGTCACTTTCCGGTCATACATCCGGCCGTGCTTCACGATCTCCACCCTCAGCTTCGGGTTTTTGCAGCTCCCGCACTTCTCACTCATCGCGCTTGCCCTCCTCCGCCGGCACCAGCACCACCCGCAATCCCACCGCGTTCGCATAGCGGATCGTCAGCCACAGGCTGGGAAAGTGATGTCCATTCCTCACGCTGTACCAGTTGTTGCTCGTCGTTTCCGTCAGCTTTGCCATTTCGGTATGCTTAATGCCCCTGCGTTCCCTCGCTGCATCGATCATTCGGATCAGTTTTCTGGCCTGCTCCTCTGCGCTTTTCATTCCTCTGCCCCCGTCTGCTCCTCCCAGGGTGTCCCCTCCTGCAGCGCCCAGGTGGGTTTTGCGTCCCACAGCCGCCAGACTGTGCCGTAGCACTTGACGGGCAGCTTCAGCTCCTCCCCGCTTTTCCAGTAGTGCAGCTCCTCGTAATCATCGCTGAAGATCCTGGTCCGCCCCGCCGGCCGCACCGCCACCAGCTGCTCGATGTTGTAGTTCTCCAGCCACACAAAAGCCATGCCCTCCGCGTCCTTCAGCCCCAGGACCTCCGCGTCCTCCACTTCCCGCTCCGTCCCGCTGATGGCCCGGTCGTGCTGCTGGAGCCAGCCCGTTTTCAGGAGGAACAGCACCGCGTCCGTCTCTGTCTGCCGGATCAGGTCCCGCATCTCCTCATTTCCCATCATTCTGTTCCGCCTCCTCGCTCTCCAGCTGGATGGACAGCCGCTCCTGGATCAGGTACAGCTCCTCCTGGATCTTCTCCAGCATGCCCTCGTGCTGGATGATGTAGCCCGCCGCCTGGCACATGAGCTCCTCCACCCTGGGCGCCAGCATCCCCGTGCCCGCCAGCTCCAGCAGCTTGTGTGCCATGTCCATGGCGCTCTGCCGCACATACTCCATGCCCTGGGTCATTTCCACTCCGCCTCCGTTTTCTCTTTCAGTGTCGGCTCCCGGTCCCAGCAGCGCCAGCTCCGGCCATAGCCCCGTTCCTCCAGCAGATACACCACCGGCCCGCTGGAGAGCTTCCACAGGCCCCCGGTCCGCGTGTCCGGCCGCACCGGCCCGCCCTCCATGCCGCTGATAAACTCGATCCATACCGGGTCCGTCTCCCAGATCTGGTCCGCCGTCAGGAGCCTGGCGCTCCCCGCCCGCTGCATGGTCATCCGCTGGATCAGGTCTGCCGCCACCAGCAGCACCTGCGCGTCATGGCTCCCCGGATCCACCATCTCCAGATCGTCTGCTTGTTTCCTCAGCTCCTCCACCACATCGTCCTGTGTCATCAGCAGCACGTTTCACCGCTCCCTTCTCCTGCCGTATCCTCCAGGTGATTCTCGGATGCCTTGCCTCCAGCAGCAGCAACCTCGTGTAGATGTTCCCATACTGCTCTTGATATTTCTCCTGCAGCTCCAGGCAGCTCATCCCCGCCGCCCAGTCCTCGTACATCCGGAAGCTCCGGCTGCTCCGCTTCTTCTCCAGCTCGATCTCGTCCAGCAGCCGGTCCAGCGCCCGCATGCAGGTGTAGCTGCAGCATGCCCTGCTGCCCACCGCCCAGCCCCACTCCTCCACGTTATGCCATGGGATGTGGAAGGCTTTCCCGCAATAGGCGCACTTGTAGCGGTTCCCCAGCATCGCCCGGTCCGTCTCGGACTCCACCGGAATCTTCTTTCTCCGGCCCATCAGATGTCCGCCTTCTCCAGCGCCTCATACAGCGCCCTGGCCACCGCCACCGGCAGCTGCAGCGTTATCTCTTCCCCCACCTTGAAGATCACCGGGTCCACCGCTTCCGGCTCCGGCTTTTTCTCGTCGCTCAGGAACTTGGTCATCATCCAGCCCTCGGTGCCCTCGCAGATCACATGGGTCCAGTCCCCGATCTTCTCGTAGGCCTCCAGCGCCGTGCCTGTGGGCACCCGCTTCAGGAGCTTCCCGCTCCGCGTCTTGCGCAGGTTCACCGTGCCCTTCTGTCCGTCCAGCAGCGTCACATACTTGGTTTTCGGCTCCCGTGCCGTCAGGTCTGTCTCTGTGGCCGTCATGTCATATCCCTCCAAGTCGTATTGCAGGAGCTTACACAGCCCCACCCGGTTCCAGCCGCCGTTTTTGATGGTCCTGCCGGCGAAGGCGCTCTCGCAGACCTTGCCCTTGCTGCTGGCGGAGTTGATGGCGCCCTTGCCCTTGCCCGTGTACACGCCCACATGGCTCGCGTTGCCCTCGCTGTCGTGGTATCCCCTGGCCACCTCGCCGCCGTCGTTCTTCACGATGAACAGCCAGGCGCCCTCCGGGATCCGCCCGAACTTCGCCACGCACTCCTCCGGCGTCCCCTTCCAGCCCAGCGCGTCCCGCCACATGTGGTTCGCGCCCTTCCAGTCCCGGAAGATCCCCACGTCGTTCAGCATTTTCTCCACCAGGCCCTGGCAGTCCAGCTTATCGTAGCTCACCCCCAGGTATTTCTCCCCCTGGATGGCGAACCAGCTGGCCTTGGGTTTGTAGGGCTCACTCATCCTCATCGCCCCCTTCGTCCAGCACGCTCTGGAGCAGGGCCATTGTCTCCGCCGTGAATCTCGCCTCGTCCAGCAGGTCCCTGTCCTGGCTCCCCAGCAGCAGGATGTTCGCCACCAGATCCCGCATGATGTCGCTGCCCTCCACATGGTTGCCGGCATGGTGGAGCATGGCCTCCGCCAGGTGTGCCGGATTGACGGATCCGGCGATGACAATCCCCGCGCTGTCGCCCTTGTCCAGCAGCAGCAGGATGCCCCGGCTCTCCGCCTTCATCTTTTGTCCGTTGGACATCTCCATCTTCGTCTTGATGCTGACCGTCTTACCCATTCCGCTCCTCCTCCCTCATGTTCACCATTAGGTCCAGCATCATCTCCTGGACCACCCGCCGGTTCTCTGCCTCCCGCTCGAAGGCCGCCTCATAGCCCGGCTTGGGGGAGAGGCCGTACCCGCTCAGGGAGAAGCTCCGCCGCCAGGCGTCGATCACCTCCAGGCATTCCTCCAGCGCCCGGTACCGTTCTTTCGCTTTCTTTTCGTCCATCTTCTCCTCCTTACAGGATCCCCGCCAAGCTGCCCCACAGTGGGAAGGTGAAGCCCGCCGCCACCACCAGATAGCCCAGCGCCCACTTCAGCGCCTCCACGGTCTCTTTGCTGATCCATCTCCGCTCGTCGTACAGCATCCGCTCCGCCTCCTCAATAGCTGATGTAGCTCACCAGTTCATAGCCCCACTTCTTCAGGTGGATCCGCATGGCCCGGTCGCTCTGCCACCAGCCCCGCAGCGTGCATCCCTTCCGGTCCTCCACCCTCACCGCCTGGATCTCGTACATCATTCCCGATCCCTCCTACTCCACATAGCGCTCCCGCGCTGCGTCCCAGCCTGTGCCGCCCTCCACCACCAGCGGCGCGTTTCCGAATTTCAACCAGTGGATGAATGCCCGCCTCGGGATCCGCACCCGCGTTCCCATCACATTCACCGGAAATCCCAGCTTCGCCGGATCGTCCCGCGCCTGCAGGTTGATCGCGTACTGGTCGCAGCCCAGGATCCCCGCCACATCCGCCGGCACCAGGAATTCCACCGTGCTCGCCTCCAGCTCCGTCAGCGTCATCTCCTCCACCTCCTTACCAGTTCACCCGGATCTGAACATTGTGGTCGTTGCTCGTCTCTATCCTCGCGCTCAGGATCGCGTACTTCTCCAGCCAGGCCACAAACGCCGGATGCTCCATGAACGCCTCCGCTGCCGTCCAGTTGTCCTTCTGGCCCTCCCGGCCAAAGTTGACTGTGGCCGTCTTCTTCCGCTCCTGCTGTGCGGTCATCATCGCCTTCGGATACTCGCGCCGCACTGCGTGTTCCCTTCCCTGCAGGTCGATGCAGAACATGTCCGGCAGCTCGTCCCGGAACATCTTGACTGCCTTCTGGAAATCCTTCTTCATGTCTGCCATCTTATTTTCCCTCCAGTTTCATTTCCGATCACCTTCCAGTGTCATATCGGACACTTGGTCTGCAAAAAAAATGCTGAGCATGACGTCCGGCGTCATCCGGCACACCTTGGCGATGGCTGAGATCTCGCCCTGGGTGAATTCAGTGATGCCGGCCTTCTTGCGATAGAAAGCCGACTCACTGATCCCAATCGCCTGACACAGTTCCGGCACCTTGATCCCCGCCATGATCAGTGCCGCCTCCAGTGCTCTCACGTTCACGCTTCTTCCTCCTCCCATGCTGCTTCTGCGATGATGTCATCCAGCACATAGTCCACGGTGTCCCTGTACTCGTCCATCAGCCATCCGACGATCTCGTTCTCCATCTCCTTGCGCTCCTCCGAATCGTCCGGCGGAGGCACTTCGGAGCAGTCCCACAGGTAGACATACTGTCCGCCCACCGTGGTTACATAGTAGAGTTCCCTCGATTCGTTGTCCCTGGGCTGCAGATAGCTGTTGTCCCCCTGCGCCTGCTCCAGGCACTGGATCTCCCCGTCCTCCCAGATGTAGATCGCGTACTGCACCCGGCCCTCCGAGTGCAGTACCTGCTCGTACTTGTCCATCATCGTATCCAGCAGTTCGATCTCATGTGCCCGAAGCACTTCCGCCTTTGTCACAGTTTCTCCTCCCCCCACCAATTGCACTCCGTGATCTGCCCGTGCTCGTCCATGTATGCCGTGTTCGTTCCCTGCTTGCTGTGTGTCCGCTCCCTTAGTTCCATCCAGTAGTTGTACTCGCTGTTGTCCTCCAGATAGTATACAACGCCTTTGCTGTCCGTCTTGATGATATGCACTTCCGGATAAACCATCCTGAGCCATTTCCTCAGTTTCTTTAAGCGTTCTTCCTTGGTCATCCCTATCATTCTCTTGTGTCCTCCTCGCTCTTTCGTTGTTGTAGTGTGTCCTTTGGGAAACTCCCTGCGGTCATTATACTCCTTTCGGACACTTTGTCAAGCCTTTTTGCAAAATTTCTTGCTTAAAGGACACTTTCATGCTATAATGGCTCCAGGAGGTGATTTCCGTGGATTTCGGTAACTTGATCAAAGAGCGCCGGAAAGCGCTTGGCCTTACCCTGGAACAAGTCGGGGAACAATGCGGTGTCGGAAAATCCACCGTCCGCAAGTGGGAGTCCGGCATGATCAAAAACGCCGGCCGTGATAAACTTGTGCTGCTGTCCCGTGCCCTGCACCTGTCCCCTTCCGATCTGATTGATACGGAAGGCGTCACCGTTGTCTCTGCCAACCTGCCGGCGGATGGCGTCACCCTGACGGACGAGGAGCGGATCCTGGTCCTCAAGTACCGCATCGCACCCGTCAGCATCCGCGAGGCCATTATGAAGCTGCTGGAATAGGAGATGGTACGATGAAGCGCGTCCTCTGTCTTCTCCTCGTCCTGTTCACGCTCTCCTTCCCCGCCCTTGCAGATGATGAAGATTTCTATTTCTGGAAGGACTACTTCTACAAACATGTGGAAGGATTGCATGACAGATCTGTAGAGCGAGCCATAGAGTATTATTTCCCGGAAAGTGACGGCTATTCTGTTCGTGAACAATGGCTGATCATGTACGGCATCGCCTTGGGCTATGAAGACGGCTATAGAGGCGGCTATGATGATGGCTATGAACAGTGCATGTCTGATTATCATCTGTTCGATTGAGGAGCTGATCCCATGAATTGCCCAAAGTGCCACCGCGAGCTCCCGGATGACGCGGTTTTGTGCTGCTACTGTGGCAAGCGGTTTGTCCCGGCCAAGCGCACCAGGCCGCGCAGGCCCAATGGGACCGGCCACGTTTATCAGCGGGGAAAGACCTGGACGGCCCGCGTGGTTGTCGGCTACAAGTTGTCAGATGACGGAACGCACAAGCTCCCTGTCTGGCGGACAAAAGGCGGTTTCCGTTCCCAGCGCGATGCCATGAACCACCTGGGTATTCTCCTGGCGGAAGGCCCGAAGGCCCAGCGCAAGGCACCCACCCTGGCGGAGTACTGGTCCAGCTATGAGAAGTCCGAGCTGCTCAAGCTGTCCGTCAGCAAAACCGTTGCCTACCGTGGCGCCTGGAAGAAGCTGTCCGCCATCGCCCACTACCCTGTGGACCGGATCACCGTCACCCTGCTGCGTGAAACCGTCAGCAAGGCCGCCTCCACCTACTACACCGCCCGTGACTGCAAGGTGGTCCTCCAGCACCTGTTCGATCTCGCCGGAGCTGACGGCTGGGTGTCCCGTGATCTCCCCTCCTATATCGTCTTGCCGGATCTCCACGAGAAGGAGCGCACCCCTTTCACGGAGGCGGAGCAGGCTGCCCTGTGGGCGTCCTATGAAGCAGGCAACACCGACGCCGCCATCCCCCTGATCATGATCTACACCGGCATGATGCCCGGGGAGATGATGCGCCTCCGCCCGGAGATGGTCGACCTGGAAGGCCGCAAGATCGTGGGCGTTGGCCTGAAAACTAAAGTCCGCCGGGATAGCCCCGTCTATCTCCCTGCTCCTGTCGTCCCTCTCCTCGCTGCCGCCATGGAGCACCCCCAGGACAGCGGTTATCTCCTCTACCACAGCGAAAAGCCATTCTATCTCCACTACTACGCCGCCTTGGAGACTGCCGGTGTCCGCCGCCTGGAGCCCTACTCCTGCCGCCACACCACCGCCACCGCCCTGGCCATCACGGAGAACATCGCCCCCCAGACGGTCCAGCGCCTGATGCGCTGGTCCACCACTCGCATGCTGGACCGCTATGCCCACCCGGACGATGAGGTCATCCTCTCCGCCGCCGATGCGCTCAAGCGTCCCACAGAATGACCACTTGTTATCAACGCTGTTATTAATAAGCCGCCAATTACCACAAATTCAGGCCAATTATTGCCAAAGTACCAAAACGAAGTAAAAGCCCGCAGATCAAGTCTCTGCGGGCTTTTCAGCGGAGAAGCCGGGATTTGAACCCGGGCTGGCGGTAAAGCCACTACTCCCTTAGCAGGGCATTCAAAAACAGCATACCAAAGCCATTTGACATCAACCGTTATCAAATCGCTATTATTAGCCCTTCTCCTGCTCCTCCTCCGGCAGCCCCGCCAGCGCCATCAGGATCGCCAGCACCGCGCCCAGGCCGCCGGCGGAGAGCGCCGCAATCCAGTTCACGTCCCCCAGGACCATGGCCCCGGTGCCGATGTAGGCCAGCATGGCCTCCGCAAAGGTACGCACGGCCCGGATCCCGGCCGCCTCCGCCCACTTTTTCCAGTCCCTCATGAGTGTTTGCCTCCTTCGATCATGTCCAGTCTGTGATGTGCACTCTTGCAGCTGTTCTCCACAGCGCTCATCCGCTCCTGCAGGTTGGTCATCCTGTCCCGCATGGTCCGGATCTCCACCCGGATATCCTCCACGCCCGATGAGATGCTGTCCAACTTGGTCTCCAGTCGTGCCGTGCCGGCTGCGTCCTGCCGCGTGTCCTTACGCGTGGTCAGGAGCAGCCCCACCGCAGATACCAGCATCGCCACCAGCGCAATGATTGTCCCCGTTTCCATACAGATCCCCTCCTTCCTGGCTGTATTGTACCCTGGCCCGCCGGAGGCTGCTATACCCCCGGCGGGCTGCTTTTACTTCTTCAGGGCCTTGTCGATGGTCTCCTGGCTGAAGCCCACGGACAGGAGCACACTGCGCACCGTGTTGTAGTCGTAGCTGCCCGCCTTCAGGCCCTTGGCCCACTTCAGCAGCCGCTCCTTCACCGCCGTCTGTCTGCCCGGATACGCCCGGTAGAGGTACTGCATGGTGCTTTTGGCCTCCTGGGTCTTGCCTTCCTTGATCATCCAGTACAGGCCATAGTCCTTGGTGGAGCTGAACACGCCCTCCGTGGTCCACTTTGTCATATCGTCCTTGGATGTTCCTCCGGCCGCCAGGAGATCCCCCAGGCGCTTGGCTTCCTTGGTGTCGCCGGTGATGGTCGCCATGATGTACGCCTTCTTGTACTGGTCCTCCACCAGATTCGAATTGCCCTCTGCTTTGAGCGCTTCCATCAGGCCCTCACCGGTCTGCTCCTTCGGCTCCTCTGCCTTGGTGCCTCCCGTGATCTTGTTATAGGCCGAGCTGACCATGCTCATGGCCGCCTTGCTGCCGATGCCGCCCTTCAGGATCTCCGCCATCTCCCGGTCATAGGCCGCCGTGTCCCCGTCCGCCAGGGCCTGGGCTGCCTTGTTGATCCTGGGCTCCGCCTTGGCCAGCTTGTCCTGGAAGCTGCTCATCAAACCTTTCTCGGTGGCGCCGGCTGCGATGGCCGTGTCCGCGATGAGGCGGAAGTCCTCGCTCATGCCGTGGGCCATGTACTCCTCCACCAGCATGTCGGTGTAGTAGGCCGGTTTCACGGTCTGGCCGGGCTGCTTTGCGTCCTTGCTGTAGGCGTAGTACTTTTCCGCCGCCTTCATGCGCACATCCCAGGACTTGCTGCGGTCCCACGCCGTGCCCCGGAGGCTGTCCGGATCCATGATCTCCCGCACTGTGGAGAAGATGGCCTTCGTGTCCCGATACAGTCCCGCAAAGCCGATGCCCGTCAGGTTGGACAGCGCCTGGGTGGAGCGGTAGGCCACCTTGTCCCAGTCCGCGTCCTGGCCCTTCATGGCCTCCTTCACCGCGTTGGTGATGTTGCTGATCCATGCGGTGGTCAGGTCGCTGTTGCCATAGTTGCTGGTGGCGTTGTCGTACATGTTGCCGAAGATGGTGAACAGGCCCATCATGTTGTCGCCGAAGTTGGGCGCCCAGGCGTCCCGCACCTTGTCCCAGTAGGACCGGTTGCCGATGATGTTGCCTTCCTCGTCCTTCTTGTCGGCGTCCCGGTCCCGCAGCGCCGTGGCAAAGCTCTTCAGGAGGGCCGTCAGGGCGGAGCTGAGGATGATGCCCACCGCCGTCCTGGCGGATTTCCCCACAGCCTCCCGGATGGCCTGCCTGTCCCCGGTCCGTACCGCGTCCTGCCACTGATCCACACAGCGCACCACCATGTTGTACATGGTCACCGGCTCGCTCATGAAGCTCATCAGGCTGCGCATCATGCCCTTCTCCGTGGCGAAGGCCGAGCGCTGGTAGATGGAGTCCACCACCTGGGTCCGGTCGATAACCTCGGTGAAGCGCTCGCCTGCGTGCCGCTTGACCTCCTCGTCCGTCATCCCCGGGTTCAGCCGCCGCGTCTCATGCTTGCAGGCCTCCCAGATCTGGCTCCAGTTCAGCTCGTCGCCCATGCTGGCCATCCAGCCGCCCGCGTCGTCCAGCCGGCTGCGGAGGGTGGTCTGTGCCCGCTGGTACAGGCCCCGGTTCATCTGGGTGTCGAAGTAGCCCCAGCCCTTTTCCACCGCGATGGGCGCGTACTTCTGCAGCTCTGCGAAGTTCCTGGCGAATCCGCCGTTGCGCGTGAAGCCCGCCGCCAGGCCCGGCAGCACGTCCCTGGGATCCATCTCCGCCAGTGCTCTCACACCCGCACCCGCCTGCTGGAAGGCCACCGAGATGTTCCAGGTCACCGCCGCGCCTTTGGCCGCTCCCATCATCTGGTTGAGCCAGCTGCCGCCGCGTTCGTTCCTGCTGTTGCCGTTGAGCCTGGACAGGAAGTCGTGGATATAGCCCACCGTGTTCCTTCCCCAGCCGCGCTCCATCATGGGCCGCACATTGTCGCCCTGGCCCAGGAAGTTGCCCTCCTCGTCGTAGCTGCCCTCCCGGTAGTTCATCAGGCGCACCATGTCCTCAATGGGCAGCGTGAAGGAACTGAAGTCGCTCATCTGCTCCACATGGCTGGCCCACATCTCCGTGAAGGAGTGCAGCTCCAGGGTGGTGGACGCCTTGTCCGTAAGTGCCCGGGTGAAGCTGGCCGTCTTGATCCGCTGGTCCTGCATGCTGGCCGGCGTTTGAGACACATAGCTCTGGGCCACCGTGAAGGGCATGTAGTACTGCTCCCGGAATTTCTCGATGCCGTAGAGCTCCCGCGTCACCTGGTTGCCCCACTCGCCCACCGTGGTGGACAGGTACTGCACCATGTGGTCCACATAGGCCTTCTGCTCGTCCGTCAGCGCCCGGTTGAATGCCTCCAGGTCCGCCTTCGTCAGCCGGTACTCCTGGAGGGTGGACCCCCGCTGCGGGTTGGCCAGGGTGATGCCGCCGCCCAGCAGGTGGTTGGTGCCCATGGCCGCCTCGCGCTTCTGCCAGGCGTAGATGGTCATCAGCTCCTGGTCCGTCAGGCGGAGGGTCCGTCCGCTGGTCAGGGTGAATTCCTGCCGCGCCTGGTTTCTGCTGCCGTCCCGGTTCACGCTCTCGTGCTGGTGATACTGGTCCAGCGCCTCGTTCAGGAAGGCCTCCGCCGCCTGCAGGTTGCGGATATGCTTGAACTCTGCCGGCCGCAGCGCCGTCTCCCAGATCTCGCCCAGGGCTGTGCCCTTCATCCGCTCGAACACTGTCACGGGCTTGAGGAGTCCCCGGTCCGTGGCCTGGCTGAGCCATTCCGTCAGCGCTCCATGCACCCGTACCTCGCCCCGGCGCCGGATCCGTTCCCGGGTCTGCTCCAGCATCTCCGTGCCCATGGCCCGCAGGCTGTCGCTCCGCTGCTGGGTGAACATCCTGTCCTCGTTGATCACCGCCGCCGCATAGCCGGCCACGATGTCCCGCAGCTGCTCCAGCTCCTGCTGGGTCAGGTCCCGCACCCGCTTGCCGTCCGCCGTCCTGGCCAGCTCGTCAAAGGTCTGAGCCAGGTCGCCGTTGTAGTATGCCTGCATCGGTCCCGCCGCGTTGTTGGGTCCCGTCTTGTTGATGGATTCGTAGGCCGCCTTGGCCCGCCGCAGCGCCTGGGCGGTCAGGGGCTGGTTGGGCGTTCCGCTGATCTCGCCCTCCGTGTCCACCGCCTGGAGCAGTTCCGTCACCGCCTCCACCATCTCCGGCGGCACCCAGCCGCTGCGGTTCGGGGCGTTCAGCTTCTTCATCAGGGAGGACTTCCGCCGCAGGATCTCCCGCTGGACCTTGTGCCGCTCCTCGGTGGCCGCGTGCCGGTCGATCCGCTTCTGCAGCTGCTGCAGCCGCTGCCGCATATCCGCGATCTTTCGCTCATACTCGTCAGACCGCATTCCGCGCAATCTCGCTTGCGTGTCTGCGTTTGCGCTGTCCTGCACAATACGTCCCGCCCGGTCCAGCAGCCCGTTGACCTGCTCCATCCGCCTGGAGGATGCGCCCTCCACCGCGCCGTCCTGGCCGCCCTCCACAAACTGCCGCAGCAGCCGGATGGACAGGTCCCTGGTGGCCTGGTCGATGCCGTAGCCGCTGGCGATGGCCTCGTCCGTCTCGTAGGGGTTCACCGTGGTGATGTCCGTGGCGTCCAGGAAGTCCAGCATCGCCCGCAGCTGGTCCGCCTCGTTGAGCAGGCCCTCCGGCAGGGCGCCCGGATAGTTGTCCCGGATCTCCGTATACAGCGCATCCACATTCATGCCCTGCTGCACCAGCCGCACCCTGCCGAAGCCGTTTCGCCGGTAGCTGGACATATCCCCGAACACGTCCATGATGGTCTTGCGGTCCGCACGCAGGTTCCGGTGGATCAGCGCCCGCGCCTCGCTGAATTCGTCGTAGGCCGTCCGGTCAGTGGCGCTGGCGTGAATGATGGCGTCCCGGCAGAAGTCCCCCAGGGTCCGGATGGCCGCCTGGGCCTCCGCCGGCGTCTGGGCCTTGGCCAGGCCCTCGAAGATGGTGCCCAGGTTCTCCGCCATGGTGGAGATGGGCAGGCTCACCTGCCAGTCCGTTTTCAGCATCCGCGCCAGGCGCCGCATGTTGGCCTTGCTGGTCAGCTGCGCCGTGGAGCGCTGCTCCTGCCTGTTCAGCTCCGCCGTCATCTGGGCGATGATGTCCCGGAACTGCTGGTTCTCCGCCATCAGCCTGTCCATCGCCGGATCCGTCTCGTCCACGCCTTCCAGGCTGAAGCGTACCTGGCTCTCCCAGTTGTCCTCGTTCTCCTCGTCAATGCCTTTCGCCTTGCGCTCAGCGTCGTACTCGTCCAGGAACCGGTTAAGGGCCTCCACTCGCTTGTCATACGTCCGCCATGGGATCCCTGCTTCGTCCAGCGCATCACGGATTTCCTGTCCTGCATTGGACGGCAGCAGCACCATCTTCACATGCTCAAAGCCGACGACTTCATCCGGCTTTGCTTCCTGCATGCCATTGCGATAGTTGCTCATTGCCGCGCTGAAAAGCTCACTGATGGCCGCCATGTTTTCTGCGGTTTCCTCCAGAGGCTCCAGCTCGCTTTGCCGCCGTCTCTCCATGACTCTGGCAAGGTTGGTGTTGAATGCCCGCAGCAGGTGTTGTCCTGTGGCTTCCTCACCCATGTCGTCCAGCGTGTTCGCATAGTCCCTTGTCCTTGCCAGGGCTTCATAGATGACTCTCATCTCCGCATCGGAAAGGTCCCTGCCGCCAAGCTGCGCAATGATTCCGTCCACAAACCGATCTTCAGCCTGTCTTTCACGGAGCGCTGCGTCTCGTGCCTTTTTGCTCCGTTGTTGTGACTGCTCCGGCGTTTCATTCGGATCAAAACCATAGAAGCCCGCCATGGTCGCCTTGTCTCTGTGCACCTGTGCCAGGTTGCGGTATTCTCCATAGTTGTTGATGGCTGATCCCGCAGTGTACGCGCTGTCGAAGTCCCGTGCCGGCTGACTGCGCAGGTGCTCCAGCGCCTCATCTGCACTATTTACCCTGCGTGCTCCCATAGTTGGCGTATAGGCGTCCCCGCCATAGATGTGTGCAGCACCGTTCAACTGGGGATCCACCGTATACCTGTCAAAAATCACGCTGATGGGTCCATAGTGATCGTGACCCCATGTTCTGTCCGCCAGCGCAATGCTCGGTGATGGGAAACCCTTCATCCTGAGGTCCTCCATCAGCCCACGCTCGTCCAGGTTATGGATCGCCACCAGGTTCCTGGTGTACTCCACCGGCGCCTCCACCGAGAACCTGACGTCCCCCTTTTCGTCCAGTGCATCGTTCAGCGCCTGGGTCCTCTTGCCGTCCTCGCCGTAGGTGTCGCCGTCATAGTAGCGCACCTCCACGCCGCGCTCGCCCAGCTTCCTGGCCGTGTCGCTGTCCCGCATGTCCTCCGGCAGCAGAACAAAGGCTACCTCGTCAAAGCCCACCGCCCGCTGCGGTTTCGCCTCGAAGTACCCCGTAGGGATTTCCTGCGCGTCCCGGAGGATCTCGCCCAGCTCACGCACCTGTTCCGTGGTCAGCGTCCTGCCGTCCCGCTGGAATGTGGTTCGGATGGCGTTGAGCTTGCCGGCCTTCGCATAAGCCCTCGCCGCGTCTGCAACGAGATCCCTTACCGCATATACGTCATTGTCAGACTGCTGCACACCGCTGATAAAGCTGTTGATCCTGTCCTGCAGCGCGTTCGTCAGCTGCTCATACGCTCCTGCCTCCATCTGCTGGAGCCGGCCTTCGTCGGCCCGCATCTCGTCCAGGGTTCTGTACTCCTTGGCAGCCGTGGCCATTACACCGCTGACGGATCCGGCGTTCCCGCCCTTGGCGTCCTTCCTGTTCATCGCCTTGACGATGTTTTCCAGCGTCACATCATTATGCAGCTGGCGGAATGTCCTGCGGTTTCCGGATGGTGTGAATTGGTCTGCCTCGTTTCGGATCCCCCGCCGGCCAAACACGCCCTCCATCTGCTGCCTGAACCAGGCCCGGAAGCCTTCCCGGTCTGTCGTGCGCTGCAGTTCGTTCCTGGTGCTGTCCCAGTCCGCTTCCTGTGTCGGCACATAGTCCCGTCCCCGGTTGTCCTGCTGGAATCTGTACAGCTGCTGGAAGATTCTCTGCAGCTTCTTGTTCACCAGATCGCCGGGTTTCTCTTTGTACAGCCGGACAACGGTTCCGAAACGCTGATCCGCTTCCGCCAGCGCTTCGCCATACTTGCTGACCATCCCGTCGGTGTCAATCGGTCCGCTCATGTCCCGGATGAAGCTGTCCAGCTGCCCACGCGCCTCCAGCGCGTTCAGCACGGCGTCATACCGTTCGGATTGGTCGGGGTGGTAGCCGATGTCCTCATAGTACCGGGCTGCCTCCCGCTGCTGTACGGCCACATCGCTGCCCTGGCTCCGCCGGTAGGCCGCCAGCCAGCCGATGTTGTTCCAGGCGTTGCTCTCCCAGTCGTCCATCGTGTCCGTGGTCTCGTCCCGGTTGATCCGCTGGTCATACCACCGCCGCAGCTCGTCCCTGAAATGTCCGTCCAGGCCTTCCAGCAGCGTATAGCCCCTGTCCCGCGCTGCTTCCATCTGTTCGTATTTCAGTTCCGTCTCGATCCAGGCAGCTTCCTTGGTCGGCGTCCAGGCGTCCGTGCCATACAGCCGGTTCGCCCTGCTTGCCTCCGGGTCAATGGTCCCGCTGCGGAACACCACAGAGATGGGGCCGTACATGTTGTGGCCCTGGCTGGACTTCACCACCGCCGTGCTGGGGCTGGCGAAGCCGCCCATCTCCAGCGCAAAGTCCAAGCCGGCCTGGTCCACATTGTGCATGGCCACCAGATCCCGAACCCGCTCCACCGGCGCACTGATGGAGAATCGGATATCCGGCTCCTCCTGGTCAAACCGCTGCGACAGCGGAATCACCTGGCCCTGGTCGTCCCGCGTCACCGTCTCCGCGCTCTTGACCTGGTTGCTCCGGGTCAGATAGCTGAATCCGCGCTTCACCACATCCTCGCCATAGCCGCCGTCTGCGCCTTCGTCCAGGATGATCGTGTCATAGGGCAGGTCGTTCTCCTCAATGAACTCCGCCAGATCCCGGCCCTCCACCCAGTCCGGCAGGCCGCTCTCGTCCAGCTCTCCCATGCCCAGCTCCATCCTGGCCTGCTCGTAGATCTCCGCAATGGACGGATTCCGGGTGTCGAATACCCGTCCCGGATTCATCAGCAGCGCATAGGTCATGGGGTTGGTGGTTTCCTTCCAGCTGCGGATGCTGCTGGCACTGGCGTTCTGGTAGCGGTCCGCGTACTCCCGGTTCTCCGTGAAGTAGCTCCAGCCCTTGAATGTGGTGAAGCCGCCCGTCGGTGTCCCGTGGTACACCCGCATGGTATACCCCGCCTTCTCAGCTGCCTCCTCCACCATCCTACCGGCCGTCTCCATGTCCCCGCGCTCTACCGCCGCCATGTACTCCCGGTCCATCTCCGATAGCGAATACCTAAGCAGCTTTGCATCATCTGTCATTCTGCGTTCTCTTCCCAAATGCTTCATGACATCCAGCGGCAGCGCGTCGTCAAACCTGTACTTGACAAATTCCAGCACATCGGCTACACTTACCTTGGTAGCAGAAGTTGGTACAGTCCGGCCAGGTTTTCTCTGGTGAAGCTGTGGGAGCTGAGAAGCTTCGTATACTTCTGCTCTTTCTTGTGCCAATCTTTTGGCTTTTTTCTCTGCTCTTCGCTCTGTTCTTTTTTCTGTTTCTTCGTTTGACCGCAGAGCATACAACACATCAAAACTGCCAACGCTCCCTGTCTGATGGTTCACTCTGATCAGAACAAACACCGGCACATTATCTGTATCCTTTGCGGCCCCGATATAGATATCCTGTCCTGTTGATGTGTTTCTTTTCGGATCCGCCTTATTGATTAGTATTGCTCCCTGAATAATCTCTCCTATCATCGGTATAAATCTTTTCTGGTCCTCAAAGGTTACAGAATCAAGCCTGTGTTTGAGTCCTGACCTGCTTATGTTTACCCAGGTATCCGTATCCTTTACATACACATGGTACATGCCTCCGACTCCAGGTTTGCCAACCCTTTTTGCGCTATCCATTCCCATGTCAACAACTGTTTTTTGTTTCTTTGCCTGTGTTGGTGCAGGCAGTTGCACATACTCCATATCCGGCTTATTGATAAGGCTTTCGTAGGTAATAGGTTCTTCTCTGTCTTGGATACTATACCTCACCTGCCCCCGTCCGGTATCAAAGTAGTCCTCCAGCGCCACGGCCCCCCGGTAGTCCGGCTGCTGCCACTTCCCGCGCTCCTCCTGCGCCCTGGCCTCGATCTCGCCCACCGTCTGCCGGTACAGATCATAGGCCGTGTGGTTCTCCGGGTCGATCCGCTGGAATTTCGCCAGGGTCTGCATGTCGTTGCGCAGCATCTCCCAGATCACCGGGTCCACCGTCTCGTTGAAGCTCTCGATCTCCGTCTGGCTCATCTGCCGCGTGTCCGGCTGGAAGTCCTCCGTCAGCGGCACCTGCTCCAGGATCCCCTCCAAGTGGTGCTCGCTGATCGTCTCCTGCACCCGCCGGGCCAGCGCCCGCGCCCTGGTGGCATACGCCTTCTGGATGTCACGCCAAATAGCAGGGTTGGCGCCGCTCTCCCGGCCTTCCATGCCCTGGATCACATGCTGCACCTCGTGCAGCAGCACCTGGGTGATCTGCTCCTGCCAGTCGCTCTGGTCCAGCAGCGCCTCGTTCAGGTAGATCCCCCGGCTCATCCCGTCCTGGATGGTAAAGCCCCACTCGCCCGGCTCCATCTGCTCAAACTGCACACCCACGGTCTTCAGGTCCGGGTAGGCCTCGAAGAGTTCCGGCGCGTCCAGGATCCTGGCCAGGTTCGCCCCGCCGCTCTCAAACAGCTGCCGGGGAGTCATGGTCCGCAGGTCCTCGATGCCGTCCTCCTTCAGGCTGAATCCTTCCCGGTCAATCAGCGCCCACCAGTTCCCCCGGAAGCCCTTGATGGCCCCGGTCTCCTGCCGGATCTCCTCGTCGCTCCGGCCCTCCCTGGCCATCTGCTCCGCCCGGCGCACCATCTCGCCATACCTCCCCTGGGCCTGGGGTCCCGCCAGGGAGTACACCAGCTGCTCCGGCGCTGCCATTCCGGCCTGTTCCGCCGCCCGGTCCGCCTGCTCCGTCAGCGCCTCCACGCTGCCCTGGTCCTCCAGGCTGTGCCGCTGCGTCCGGTCCGTTGTCTGCTGCCGGTAGGTGTTCTTTCCGGCCTCGTCCAGGATCCGGCTCAGCCGCCCGGCATAGGTGGTCAGCTGCTCCTGGGTCATCTGGGCCACGGCGCTGGTGCCGGCATGGGTCCGGCTCATGCCCCGCACCGCGTTGCGGATCTGCCGCATCCAGCGGTTGAAGCCCTGGCCGATCTTCTGCCAGATGCCCCGGTTGGCCTCCACGCTCCGGCGCAGGGCTGCCTCGTCGCCCATCAGGGCAATCATGGCGTCCGCCTCGATCTCCTCCAGCGCATCCGTCTCGGTGAATTTCTCGTCCATCTGGCGATGGACCCGCAGCTTATTGGCGATCTCCTCCTCCTCGTTGTAGTAGGGATCGCTCTTTTTCATGTCCTCCCGCAGGTCAAGCGCGAACTGGTCCACCTGGCGGGCAAACTCGCCGCCCACCTGCCGGGCCATCTCCCGCACATAGTGCCACACCTCATGCCCGGCCACGCCGTACATGCCGCCCTCCATGGCGTCCATGGCAATCCAGATCTCCCCGTTGTGGGGGTTGAAATAGCCGTTCACCTTGCTGCGGTAGGCGTTCACGTGCCTGGGATCCGGGTTCTCCGCGAAGTTCCGCTCCGCCGCAGTGGTGATGTGGTCCGTCACATGGATCCGCGTATTCAGCCGCCGGGCCAGCTCGTCCATGAACACCACGTCCATGAGCCTGGTGGCCTCGATCTGCCCGGGATTTACGTTGGACTCAAACACCACGCCGGCCCTGGTGCTGCCGGTCTTTTCCGCCTCCTGCTGGGCCTGGTGGATCTCCTCCACCCGCTGCCGCAGGTCCCGCTGCGCCTGGGTTGTCCGGCCGTTCTCCGTCAGGCCCATCTCCTCCCGGGTCTGCTCCAGCACCCGGTGGCCTGCCTGGCTGATGAGGCTCCGCAGCCTGGTGCCCATGCCCTGGGCCACGATCCGCTCCGCCTGGGTCAGGTGGTTACCCAGCCGCCCCGCCGTATAGATGTCCTGGAAGGCGTTGTAGTAGGTGATGAGGCTGGGGCTCCTGGTGGACTCCCAGCCCGCCAGGAACAGCCGCGCCGTCTGCAGGTCCGTGAAGCCCTTGGCCAGGTTGTACACCTCCTGGAGCGCATCGTTGGAGAACGTCACGTCCTGGAAGGGGACGGTCTGTGTCTCCCCGTCCTGCTCCACCTGCAGCACCGCGTCCTCGCCCACGGACTCGATGCCTGTAACCTTCACGGTCTGGCCGTTCACGGTGGCCGCTGCGTTGAACACGTCCCGGCTCTCGTTCCACTGCAGCGCCGCGTCACCCTTCATCTCCAGCTCCTGCCGCTGCTCCGCCGTCAGGCCGGGCGTCCTGGCGCCGTACTTGATCCGGACGTACTGTTGGTATTCCTCCTGGGTCATGCCCTGCCGCGCCTGTCTGCCCAGGTTCCGCGCCTGGTCCAGCAGGTCCCGCGTCTCCTGGGTGCCGTCCTGTGTGTTCTCTGTGGTCTGCTGAGCGGCCGGCTGCTCCGTTTCCTGCTCTGCTTCCTGTTCGGCCTGCTGCTCGGTCGGCTGCTCGACCGGCTGCTCCTGCGCTTCAGGCTGCTCGGTCGGCTGCTCCGTCTGCTGTTCGGTCTGCTCGGTGGTCTGTGCGTTGTTCCGGATCTCCGCCTCCAGCATCTGCAGCGCCTGCCGGTCCATGGCAATCCGGTCCCGGAAGCCCTGGATCTGGCCGTTCAGAAATTCCTCTGCCGCCTGGTTGCCCTGCTGCTGCGCCAGCGTCTCCTCCATCTCCCGGATGGATTGCTCATAGGCTGCGATGTCCGCCTCCAGGGCCTGCCGCCGCTGGGCCTGTTCCTCCGTCTCCT